AGGAGTTGCTTGTTTCTTTTGCTCCTTCTGTAACTTCTTCTCATTAAATTCTTCAATGCCTTTGCCGACTGCTTGACCTAAACTATCTAATGCTTTTGCATTAATTGCTGCCGCATTAGTCATGCCTTGGGCATATCCACTATAATCTAATAACCTTGGGTCTACTCTACTACCTGTTTGAAATCCCATAACTAACTAATCTTTGTATCCATCCACTTGCGAATGATGTTTTTAATGAAGGGTTTGTTTGAAATGAATTTAGCAAATCTCGCACCATGTTTGATATATAATTTGTCAAACCAAGATGGAGCTTTGGTGTCTAGCCATTCTCTAAACATAAGCCACTTTGGATTTTCTATACCATAAACTTCACGAGCTACCCAACACTTAGTTATAAGTGATGCTGCGATACTGCCAAGCCCACTACTCATACCTGCACTACGACTAGCATCAGCTTGTGCTTGTGCGCCTAATAAACTCATATCTTGTGACCTTTGTTGCATAGCCATATTGATACCCATATTTGGATCAAATAGTTGTGGTCCTATTGGTTGTGCCGCTTGTGCTTGAGCTTGCCCTAATACATTACCACCCATAGCTAAACCTGCTGATGGTCTTCCCAAAATAGTCATACCAATATCTCCAGCTAATGCTCGATTCATTTGAAATGCTGGTTGTGTATACTGATCTGTAAATTGTCTGCGACCTAATACTTCTGCAAATTCTGCACTAGCACCTGTACGACCTCTAGCCATAGATGCTTGTCTAGCTTGTTGCTGTATATCTCTCTCCTCATCTGGAGTTAGCTGACCCATAGCTCGTCTCTGAGTTTGCTCTGCTAACATAGTAGAGTAAGGATCAGCTTCTCTATAGGCTTCCACTACTTGTGGGGCAAATTCTTGCAATGCATCTACATCGGCTTCTCTCTGAAGTTGTAGAGATTCTCTCTGCATCTCAGATGCTCTGCGACCAGACTCTCCTAGTAAATCAAACAAGCCTGATTGTTCCCTTCTTGGGGCTAAGTCACGAAGTTTATTTTGCTCTACTTCTAGCTGTCTTTTGAGTTCTTTATACTGAGGGTTATCTTTTTTGGTGGTTGTTCCCTTTTTAAATCTAGAACCTCTTGTGGTTGTGGTAATCTCTGGGTCTATTGATGCCAACCTATCTTCTAAACTAGCAACCTTTGCTTGTTGAGATTCATAGCCTTCACCTGCTTGTCTTTCACCTAGACCAAAAGCAAATGTATTAATATCAGCTAACTCAAGAGCGGCATACTCAGGTCTATATGTTCTCTCAGCACCTAAAAGTCTTTCTTGTAAGCGAGGATCAGTAATACCTCCATAGCTTTTAAAACCCTTGCCAAATAAAAATTCACCAGCTGATTGACCTGGATCAATAGGGTCTGGCTGATTGATTGTTGTTTTTCCTTTTCCTCCCATTATGCTTTAAGTAATTTGTTAAAATATTTTACTGATAAATCTATCTTAGTTGGTACACCATGTCGGTGTCTTATTCCTATTAATTTCTTTATGAGTACATTTGGTTCTTTTGAGAATAAATCTAATGTTAATTGTTTTAATACTTTTCTGTTTTCTGCAAATAAGAAAGCTAAGAATATTGAATCACCATTTGGATCATCTTCTTCCCAACCTCTAATAAATTCCCATCCATCTTCGTAATTACAATTGTACCACATATGTACACCCACAACTTCTTCACCATCATATATAACTGATATTGTCTTTTTAAACATATGGTAAGTAACCATTGTGGTGATAATATCCTCTCCCCAATCATCAAATACTTTTCCATTTTCTTTCCTTAAACAATAATCAACTATCTTCTTTACCTCACTTGGAGTGCCATTTATCTCCAACCATTTACGAACATGATTAGCTAGTGCCATAAATTATCTACCTATTGCAAACCAATATACTTGTCCTGCAACATCTAGCCCATTACGAATTGTAAACTCAGATGCTGTAACATTATCAACTGTAAGTTCTCCTTGTCCATCTACTTTTAATCCATGATATTTAGTTAATTGAACTGTTATAGGTACAGCATTAAAATCAGTACCAAACTCTACTGTTAAACTCGAATTAGTACCAACACTTGCTGATATCCCCATTTTCATAATCAAGCCATTAGGAAGGGTTACTGATTCTTCACCAGTATAGCTAGTTGGCACAAAACCAACTGTAGGTGCTGCGGTTGTATCCACATAATCCTTGATAGCCTTAGATGTAGCTAACTCATCATGATTAGCTGATACTGATGTTAAGTCCTCATCAACAGTAATTTGTTCAACATTACCAGTTTCATCACTTAGTCTTCCTAATACTCTATCAGTAGATATCTGTTGTATGTCATCCAAGTTAAGAGAGTTAGCGGCAATGTTACTAGTTGTAATCTGATTAACCTGTAGCTTACCCTGTGAGTTAAGTGTAACACTAGAGTTATCTACTGCACCAGTTGAGAATGTTGAATCCCCAAACATTTGATTGAGTTTAGAGGCAGTTAACTGCTCACCATTTGCGAAATTTTTACCTGTGTTTACTACTGACATATTAAACTTCTTGTACTGTTATTGTTGATACACCTCTGAATTTTCTAGCAACATCGGAATCATTTTCTGACCTATTGAAATTTAAGGCAATGCTATCAAGGTAATTTTTTACCTGTAATTTAAATGTAATAGTATCACCAACAGAATAAGAGAGTCCACTCGCACCTATATTTATAACAAGGTTTCCTCCATACTCTGGATCATTTAAATTCATATCAAGTATTCCATGAATACTTGTTCGGTTGCTGGGACTATCGGCTACAACTACATCTGCATATGCACCAGAATTTACTTTATATTGTATTTTGCCCCATATCATTTGATTACTTTGATTCCCTAAGATTGCACTTGTATTAATTAAAAATTTAGAACTAGCTAGTCTAGGTGTAATGGTAACTTCCAAGGATGGAAAGTCTGTAAAAGCATTTGTAGCAGATGTTTGTGAAGCAGCAGTAGAATTAGTAGTAACAATATTTGGTCTAATATATGTATCCACATAAGCCTTGATACTACCATCAGTTGCTAAAGATGTAGCACTAGCACTAGCCAATGCATTATCTGTGTTAAGTGTTAATGCCTCTACATCGCCTGTTCCGGCAGTAGTTCTGCCTAATATTTTCTTTGTATTAACATGGGCCATTCTAGCTAATGTAACACCTTCGTCTGCTATTTTAATACCAGTATCTAGTGCTAATCCACCACCAGTCACTACTGCTGTTGGGTCAAATGATGCATCATTTACATGACCATTCAATTGACTAGCTGTTACTGCATCGCTTGCTCCAAAGTTGTTAGGGTAAGACCCTGTGTTTGTTCCTGATCTGATTACTCCTGCCATATTATCTTGCTTCGTTTATTGATCTAAATGTTTCTGATGCGGCTACCTTGAATCCTTTGAATCTAGGTCTACCGGTTGTATTTTGTAATTTAAACTCCATACCATATGCTCTCTTATTTCCTATTCTACCACGAATGGCAACATCTTCTCCCTTAGTTGCTATAGAATATGCATTTCCATTATTTAGCAAGAACTCTGAATCTAAGTTTTCAGCTACTGCTCCTAGTCTAAATGTGGCACTTGCATCAACACTAGACTCAGCTAGTATCTCAAAGTTTTCAAATCTTTTTCGGTCAATTGAGTTAAGGTTATACATACGAGTTGTAGCAAATCCATTGGTGTTTTTACTACTTGAGTCTGTTACTCCAATCTCAGTAATAACTGAGTCAGTACCACTTAGCCCAATATCTAGTCTGTGTACACCACCCTTAGAGTTTACTACATATACACCACGAGCATCACCTCTACCTGCTACAACCAAATCTAATATATTCCAATCAGGGTTAATAGCAAAGTTTGTGCTACTTGATTGTTCGCTCACATAGTCAATGGACTCCCAAGCATTGTTAAGAAAATTGTATATTAATATGACATTGTTTTCTGTAGCACTTACATTTCTGACTAAATTCTTTGTTGTGTCAGATGCATCAAATGTATTCATTAAACCAGTTATTGGATCAACATACTCAAGTGCCTCTCTCTCTGAAAAGAATACTTGGCTAGTGTTAACACTCTCTACATAGTTCATAGGAACTGCAATGTAGTATCTGTTATCAAAGTAAACAGCAGTTGCTTTACTAGCATTATCTTTGTTGATGTTCTGTACATTAACATTGATTGGTTCACTAAGTGGCATTTCGTTACCACGAAGGTTATACTCATCTTGGAAATCAATAGCATACACACCATTATCTGATAAGAATAATATCCTATTACCAACTTGAATAATACTCTTACGAGCTATACACCCAACTTCGTTGGTCAAATTCTTTACTGCTGCGGTCTGTAGGTTCAAGCTACTGACTACTAAGTGAATACTATTTCTGTTAAATACCACCAAGACATCTTCAGAGAATGAGTGCATGCCTACATTAAAGTCAGCACCACCTGCATTAAATCTAAACTGACCGAATACTTCATCATAAGTATCTGTGTCTAATAAGTCAGACACAATTAACTCATCTCGGTTTCCTCTATCAGTAGTAAGGCCTGTATCGCTTACATCAAAGAAGAATGGTACAACCAACCTCTTTTGGTGATATATACCATAAGGTGGATTCGGCATATGTCGGAATCCCATACTTAGAGCTATTCTCTTTGAAAATACAGGTTGAGCTAAATAACTATCACCCTCTGTTACATGAACACTTGTCTTCTCGGATTGTATAAAAAACTCAAAACCTTCTGCAATTCTTACTGTACCACCACTAGAGATTGCAGTATTTGATGTTTTATATATTGTAAAAGTATTAGCATCTGGCACTTCGGCAACAAACCAATCAGCATTTAATGCACCTTGAGAAGTTCCTGCTATTGTTATAGGATCACCTACAGATAAACCATGTCCAGTAGCAGTAAATACTATTCTGTACATAGTTCCATACTCTGGGTTTCCATGACTATTATCTCCTGCGGCAGATGATCCTATCGCAGAAGTGTCACCTAATGTGAATACTTTTGATACATTAAACTTAGAACCAATAACAAGACCTGATACATTTGTGTCATGTATTTCTCCTAAAAATTCTAACTCATCACCCAATACATAGTTGTCAGGATTCTTATGAACCACACCTCTGTTTTCAACTTGTGCATATTCGCCTGCTTGAGTAGCAACCTCAATAGGCTGTGTATACTGACCACTAGGAACTTTTTTGAATGCAGGTATCGTATGACCAAATGCACCCACTACTGCCGAATAATCATCAGAAGAACCACTTGGAGATGTGTTAGCTACTTGGTATGTAAATGTATCTAGGTCAACCTTTGTGATTACAAAAGAACCATTGGGGTCTTCGTTACCAAGTGATAGGTTTTCTATACCGATAAAGTCACCTGTTTCTAATCCATGTGCTACAGTTGTATTAACAGTCACAACCCTAGAGCTTCCTGGTCTAGTCGCTGATGCTATATCTAATTGTTTAAAAAATTTATTGCACTCAAGTGCTGCTTGTTCATTTCTGAATAATATGATTTTATTTAACACCTGCAATAACTGAGATGCTAAAGGAACAGTTTCACCTGCCTCGAAAGTCATATTGAATTTACTTGAGTCATTTACATTAACTGCAACTGCATTTGTGACACTAGATAAAATAACAAACTCATCGGTGGAAATCGCATTATCACTAAACCTACAGGATGATGTTACCTCTGTGTTAGTAGCATCATTGAGTGTTAGCTCTAATGATCCACCTGTATGAGGAAGGAATAAATGCTGATTAATTTGTGCATAGCTTGAGGCACTACCCCAATTTACAGGGTCTTGTGGGAATGCTTCCCAAGTTAGCACAATGCCTTCTGTGACAACATACGATGTAGCAGTTGTAGTTAAGTCAAAAGTAAATGTAGTGGTTGTCGGAGTGCCAGTAATGGTTCTCTCACCATTTGGATCAGTATGACCTGGGTCACTTTTTTTCAGTCCCTCTATCACTACCTTATCGCCTGTTGTTAATCCATGTGCAATTGCACCTGTGGTAATAGTTACAACATTGGTTGATACTGTGGCTGCCGATATAGTGAAAGGTAACCTAAGTCTTGTACCTGTCTCCTCTTCTGAAGAAGTAGGTAATCTAACTGCATTACCTGCTACAGTAAATGGAGATATAACATTAGTTATACCCTTCCTTACTTGCCACTCACCATTACGATCAAGCCGACCATTGACACTAGAGCTAAGTGTACCTCTTTGTAACTGATCAGATCGCAGACGATTGTTGTATCCGGTGAATCCTAAGTCTAGGTCTTCAAGGGTACGATCATCTAGGTTTCCATACTTGTCGTATCTAGCCATTTAGCATTTCCATCTACGAAGGGCTAATGCCTTTCTTGTGGGTCTTCCTTTCTTGTCTTTCATTGGCCCTTTAACACCAGACATTCTAGCACAAAATGATTTCTTTCTGGCTTTCTTTTTACCAGTAGGATTAGACTCAGTAACTGGTGGCTTTAAATTAGCACCAGTCTTTCTTTTAAAGTAAGCTCTGCCTTCGGCAGTTAGTCCACCTTTTTTACTTTTGTGTTCTTTTCTCATGCTTTTTCTTTTTACGAAAGATTGCATCGTAATTCTGTTCATACAATTTTTGATTGTATCCAGCCTTTGGTTGCATCCCCTTACCCATTACTTCTTTCTTTTGTGTTGATATGAAATTCTTTTACTACTTGTCTTTGTTCTTTTGAACTTTGCTTTCTCTGCCGAAGACATCTCTGATTGAGTCTTTGGAGTTTTTGAGCTAACTCTCTTCGATGGTCTACAAGCTGGATATGCTCGGCTACTTCCCTTGACTGATTTTCTCCCACAAGGTTTACCGGTTTTAACATCCACCCATTTCTCTTGATGCCATCTTTTGAGGCTCATACTTTCTTTCTCTTATATCCACTAGCAGTCTTCTTCTTACCATCAGGGCCTTTAACTTGCCCCTTACATACACGAACTGCATATGAGTTAGCATAAGCTGATGGGTATACATCATACTTTCTTTTGGCGGCTGCCTTACCTCTAGCACATAACTTGCCCACTAGCACTTACCTTTCTTCTTCATCTTTCTCTTTGTAGGTGGTCTACCTCTTTTACTTCCATATGTTCCTTTTCCTTGTGGCATAATTATTTAATGTTCCTTTTTTGGGTTAATATGTTTTTCCTTTGAGCAACTTTTGGTTGCTTAGGTTTTTTCTTTTTTCCGAAAAATATAATTGATGTGATAGCCATGTTATTTTTTTGTTTTAAAATAAGTAAATGCTACAAAAACTCCTACTAATACTGCACCAATGAATCCTGCATCTGCTGGTTCAGGTACACTATTATAATCAACTGAAAGCCTATAATCTACTTCACTCCAATTGTACTGAGTTCCTTCGTATAATAATCCATCAAATTCACTATATGCCCACTCCGGTATAGATGGTACATAAAAGTAATTGTAATTAGTTGATGTAATGCTATCGCCCCAACCATAGTCGGAGTCATTGTTGATATTAAGTTCTGAAAATTCGTGGCTCATTTTTTGAAAAGGGATGTAAAGATTGATGCGATGCTCTTGAATGATTTTACCAATATATTATTCTTTGGTAAGAACATCATTATAATAGATATTATACCAATGTATGCAAATGCCATAGCGAGCAGATCGTCTTTGTAGTTACTAAAAATGTACTCTATCATAATATTGGGGATACTGGTCTTGTGTCTGTGTGAGGCTTTATATCATCATCCATTGGTTCGTATGGTGTGTTTACCTGTTCTATGGCATCAGATTTAGCCTCAGATTGCTCTGTAGGCTCTTTTGTTTCTTCCTTAGTATCATCATTAGACTTGACCTCCTTAGGCTCTTCAGTAGGCTCTGAGGATGTTTTATCTGATTTGGATTCCTTTTCTTCTGATTTTTGCTCTGTGCTACTATCTTTCGGCTCAGAAGACTTATCGGAAGAACTATCTTGTGAAGAAGCAGAGGGTGCAGGTTTGGTGTCCTCAGGAGCAGAAGATGATTGAGAAGTCTGTGGTGGTTCGGAAACCTCGGCTACGAAAGCCTGTGCCTCAGAAATCTTCTCGGTAATAACCTTTTGTCCCCAATCATTTAAAGTAGCAAAGTCCACAAAGTTATCAATAAACATTGGAACTTCAAATCTTTCTTCAATGACATCCTGGGCCACTTCTGCTACAAATACCTCTGTACGATCTTGGGCAATATCTACTTGAGTTACTGCCGCAGTAGACACAGCAACAGTACCTGCAGCCCCTAGCTGAGATACTTGTGTTACAACTGGTAATTCCTTGATCCTCTCTATAAGAGATTTTTTAAGAGCTTTAGCCCCTGCTCTAGCAGACTCTTGAGCTTGCTCAATACTTTCCTTAATGTCTGAGGAATCAGCTTGATTATTCTTTTCGCCAAGCACTTCAGAGATTGAATCCCTGAGAGTTCGCAGTTCTTGCTTTGCTCTTTTCTTATCCATTTACAATGACAATGATTCATAATTATTTAACTGATGATGAGCCAAAGTAGAATCCTACGATAGCCAATACTGTTTGTCTTATCTCTGGTAGTATAACATACCCATGCAATGTTTGGTAGCTAGTGCCTTTAATTAAGCCAAACCATTTACTGTATTCATTAGCTACTGTGACCCCTTCGTTACTATGAGCTAGGATGAATGGAGCTATAATTACTCCGAATAAAACTGTTACTACAATAATTCTACGAACAATAGCACCACCATCACCGGTTCTCTTTGCCGCGGCATCTGCACTTTCGTCTGATGCTTTCTGCTTCTTAATTAAGTTATCAACATTGGCTTGCTGAGAAGTTACCATTGTACCAATTAATTTAAAGAGAAAGCCACTTGCACCTCCTCCGAGCATTGCTATAAGTTCTGTTGTCATTTTAATTCTTGGATTAGTTTAAGTATTGATAAAGTAGTTAACCCTATTATAACACCCTTGGACATTATCCCCATTATTAAATCAATGTCTTGTAGTGTATCAGTTGCGATCCAACCAAATACTCCTACTGATAATCTCTGTAGTGTCTCTTCCATTATGGTATATTATTTACTACTAAAGCCTCTTCTTCTTTGGTAAGTGTTGTAAATCCATTAACACCTAGAGCATACTTACCTTCACTTGTGTACATCATTGCTCCAGCATATGGATAACCAAGATTATTAGCTATAGCTTCCTCTAAAGCTTTTGCTTTTAGTTCTTCCTCTGTATTATATATTAAATACTTATCCATATTATAGGGCATCCATTTCTGTGTTTAAGTTTGCAACTGAAGTCGCATCCAATGCTTCATCAAATGCGGCAAAGATATTTGTTTCAAATCTTGAGCCACCTAATTCAAATATAAAAACTTGGCATTCAGTACTTAGTGTTGTTGTGTTAGCATCAATTTCTTGAGTTCCATCAACGAACATATCAAGAAGAGTTTGAGTAGAACCTTCTGCTTGTTTATTTCTTTGCATACTACCAATGTAGTTTTCAAAAGAACTTCCTATTGCTGAATCGTGAAAAGTATCAAAAATAGTATAAGCTTGGTCTCTTTGTCTGAGTCCAACAATGCTAGTAGCATCATTTTGAATAATATATTTAGCCCTTTGATTTATAGCTTGAGTAGGAGCATTATCTCTTACACCAGCTATTATTTGTGAACCAGTACCTTGTGAACCAGTAGTGGCTTTTACATTTACTGCAAATGTTACTTGTGAATGAGGAGTTACTGTATTGCCTCCAAAGTCTGTGTTTACTTGAGAATCAGAGGAACTAGACAGTGTTCTTGGATTACCCATAAATCCATCCTTATTGAATTGTAGGGTATTACCGGAGGATACATAAAGAGGAGCAACTCCAGCAAAACTTTGTGCTAAATTAAGAGAACCAACTTGATCGTAAAGTGTTTTAACTGTTGGAGCTGAACTTACCCAAGAAGCATAAGTGCCATCAGTTAATTCAGTAGCAGTAAAATTTCTTGTACTAGGTGATGCTCCACTACTTACTAATTCAATTACATTACCACCTGTCCCAAAGACATCCTTGGTACTCCATACTCCATAAGCAGTAGAAAAAACAGTAGGTAGAGCTGGATCAAAAGACCCAGACCTACCTCGTAGGGCATCCCAAGCTGAAGCTAAATTTCCATCTAAAACAGAAACAGCACTACCTAGTAATTCTGAAGACATTATTGTGTAAACTCTGAAGCTACAATTCGACCTGCTGTACTTGCTGAACTATTAATGAAAGAAGCACCTTCTGCTGCATCTTTACTCCATGTATAACTGCGAGTAGCATATAATCGATGTCCATTAGCGGCAGTAGCAGTAGTAAAATAATTTACAAAGCAATCTGAATCATGTACATCTAATACTACATATTTAGTATTTTCATGTAATTCTCCAAACAATGTTGTAAAAGATACTGCTCCTGACCCTGATACAGGTATAGCAATAGATGCTTGCTTTACAGTTGCCTGGTCATTAGGTACTGGGTATAGGTTGACTACATTTGAATTAGGCATAATTTTTTATCTGGTTGATCTGTTTACATAAGTTGATATCTTATGATTTAAAGAGTTGTTATTGTTTATTATATCAATGCGCTCAAGCTCTGTTGCTAGGAACAAATCAGCCTTCTGTTCTTCAAAGGCTGCCTTGTCATGCTGACCATCCATTCTAAGGAAATCAGCATATGTTCCATGAGAGATATAATTAAAAAATTCCGATGGTATTGAACCAATCGTAAAACTAGAAATACCTATTCCTGTGGAAGGATTATTAGCTGGATCAATTGGTTTCTTATAAGTTACATATACTGTGCTACTTTCATTGGTCAATGGGCTTAATACATTTGCACCAAATGAATCAACAAAGAAATCATATTCAGTAGCTGATCTATTTAAAAATGGTTGTTCCCTATGAATACGAATAAAATCTGTAATTTGTTCTTTTGTTTCTCTTGTGTCCTCTGAATTTAATACTTCGTATTTTTCAGAAAACTCAACTGTTTGCCTTGGGGTTAACTTAAAATTAGTAAGACCAACAAAATCACCCCATTGTATAACCTCAGTAGGTGAACCATATTCTATGTAAGCACCAGTAGAGTCAGTATCCTGTTGTTTAGCTTGGGTTGTTCCACCTATAAATGTTACAATGTTAGTTACTGGGTCTTTAGTATAAGAGTATGATCCGAAAATCCATCTTCCATCTGTTCCTTTTCTAAATGCATTATTCTCTTTAGCAAAGTTATCCTGGTTAGTTGGTACATAAACATCATAATAAATTGAGCCAACTAATTCAGTTCCATACTTAAAGTAAAGACCATTTTCAAAAGTGGCCCTACTTACCTCAAATGAACTAAGGTTTCTTTCTTCTCCTACAGCCACATATCTATCCCACATAGGGCTAGTGTTGTAAGCCATAGTAAATCTACGATTAGCTAAGTCAACTAAGTTGGCAGTTTCCTCAGTAGTAAAATCATTTACCCCTGATAGAGCTTTGATTGTATCAAACAAATCAGATGTTGTTCTATCTAACATTATGCTTTATTCGGTGATAAGTCTTTGTGCTTCTTATTGAAGTATTGTAAAAATTCTTTAGATAAGACAGTATCTGATCCATACTTCTTAACTAATCTAAAATAATCCCTAGCAGGGATTGTTGCTACACATTTACCTAGTGTAGGGTGAGTCTTTCCAACATTATCTCTAGCCTCTTTACGAGCTATGTCGGTACGATCCTTTTCGTTTAGTTTTTCTTCTAAGATAGCATTGTTGATAACCTGAGCCATTGCCTCGCAATGCTCTTTCTCATCTATCTTATTATCTTTGTGATGTAGTATATCCATTTTATTATTAAAAAAAAGGGGAGGCTGATACTCAGCCCAACCTCCCCATTGAGATTAATTTATTAACTGTTAAGTCCTGAACCAGCTGTTGGATAGTAAGCTACCAAGAGTTTGAATTTACCCCTTGATGCATTACCGAATCCATTACCTGTACCATTAGATGATACATTGAACTGAGAAACCACATGAGATGTAGCAGTTGCACCATTTAATAATGCTCCTGTGTTTACATACCCTTGGTTGTCTGTATCACCTGTGAAACAGTCTGTTACTGCTACGAATCCATCAACATCGTCATCTCCACAAGAGATTGTTGCATTAGAGATAGCTGAACCAGTAGATACTGCTGCAGTTACTAACTCTTTTACTTCAATGCTTGCTTTAGCGATAACACCTGCAAGTGCAGACCCTGATGGGAACTGAACTGCTGTTGATTGAGCGCCAGTTGAAGCTGATAGTTCGCTTGCATCAAACTCTACTTCGTGAGTATAGCCTTGTGCAAGTGTTTCCAGGTTTCCGATTTTTTTTAATACTAATGCCATGTTATTTTACCTCCTTTAATTATTTGATTATACCATGAGCCGCTGGAGCATAAACACCAAGTGTTAATGCACAGTCAACAAATCCTCGTTCACCACCACCCATGTTAGGTAGGCGAGATGATCCCATAGGGATAAGCTCGTGAATACCATAGTAGTCAGGGTTGATCATATAACCACGATCGTGATTAGTTGTTGATCCTGAAACTGTCTCTGGGTTGGTTGTTGGATTCATGTTAACGATAGAAACGATACCGAAATCTGATTGGTAAATCTCAACAGATAATTTAATTGTTGAGTTATCACCATCATAGTTTACACTACGAACAGTTTCAGTTTGGTTTCCTAAGCGAGCATAGTCTGCGATTTGCTTACGAAGTGATGTATCAGCGATAAGAACTAAGTTGTTAGCTTCACCATTTGCACGATAGATCGAACGAATGATTGTGTTGAACTCAGTCTCTGTTGTAGCTGAACCTGTAGTAGCAATAGATGCTGCAGGAGTTTCGTAATCAGCAGGGATGTCAGCATTAGCGCCATCCAAGAACTTACCAAGTCCTCGCATTTTGTAAGGGGCTGCACCTGTTTCTGCTTGACGATCATTGTCTGAAAGAATTGTTGCTTCAACATCTCTTTTCAATTCACGAATAGCTTTTGATTCAGCTTGTGCAACTTTAGCAGGGCCTACAGAGTCAACAGCTTCCTGTAAATCGGAAACCATGAAGTCTCTGCGAAACTTCTGAATGTAATTGCCAAGACGAGCGCGGCTTGCGAATTGGTCTGTGAATGTTGTAACATCAGCACCTTCGCTAATACCTGCTGTTGAGGGATCGGCTAGGCCATCGACTGTCCACTCAACAAAAGTAGCATTTGCTTTCTGTTTGTTGGCAGATGAAAGAGCTGGAGTTTCTTCTGGCGCAAGGATAGTTAAGACATCTGTCAAATCCTCACGATTGGAAACACTCGGCCCTTGGGTTGTAACTGGCTGTAAAGCCGGATTGAATGTATCTGAAATTGCCATTATATTTATGGATTAATTGTTATGATTGTTTGGATAATTGAGCAGTTCTGAGTGAAATGAAATCACCTTTTGATCCTGAATTTTTGAACCTACTGTTCAGGTCAGCCAAAGCCTTCTGACTTTTCTTAGTACGACTTACTGTTGGTGCTGAAGTTGCACCTGTCTTTGGGGGATTAAGATTAACCGACTTAGTATCCTTTACCAGTTTTCTACCATATATACTATTGGCTGCATGAGCTATAATGTAAGGTAGTTGTGCTGATATATCAGGATCAACTGTTTCTTGGAGATTAATGAATCGCTTATCATTTAGCATAGCCTCATAATTTCTGCGAGTATCGTTGTCATCTCCTGTCATCCAAGATAATTCTTCTTCTGCTTGTTTAGCAAATGCTTCCTTAACTTGTTTACTAGTTTCAATCTTCTGAACTTGGTTCAATTGATCTGGTAAGAATTGGTCTCTAGCTTTCCGAGCTTGTAGTAAACTTTTGCGAACTTGTGCTTTAGTTACTTCTTTGCCTTCAACCTCTGTTACCACATCATCTGCCGAATAGCCATCTGATTCAAATAAGGTTTCTTCAGCCCAAGTGATAATATCATTTAACTCTTGGTTTTTATTTTGAAGCTCCTCAACAGTTTTTAAACTATTATAAGGGTTGTTCTCAATAGCCTTAGGCTTATTTAGAATATCATCCTTATTTTCGCTCAACTGTTTTTGTAATTCAGCTAACTTTTCTTCAGCTTGTTTTCGTTTAGCAGTAAGTTCTCCAAATCGAGCAACTGCTTTACTTCCAAGTTTATCTGATAAGTCTCTTAAATCCTCCTCGGACATTTCATCCAAGTTGTACTGTGAAAGATCATTATTAGTGGATTCTTCTGAAACCTGTTGAGTTAACTGCTCAGTCTCCTCTTGAGTTTCTGCTTCCTCTACTACCGATTCTGGGGTCTCCTGGATTTGCTCAGAGGCTGTTGCTTCTTGAGTTTCATCTGGTTGACCTAACCTTCTGACTGCGAAGTCAGATGGGGATATGTTGTCCACAGGATTTTTTGCTGACTCTGCGATGTCAGGTGCGATTTCATCTGTCATAATTTGTCCACTTTCTTTGCGCCAAAGCGATTGCGATAAAGTTATTATAACATACTACCCAAATCTTTTTTCTAAGATTCTGTAACCTGCCATTTGTAAAATCTGATCATATGTAATTATCCTACCTGCTATTTGCTGAATGGTCTCAAAGTCAGCCTTGTGTAACTCCTCTATAGCTTCTTCCCTTAGGTCACGAATTGTAAATACAAATGTAGCAAATGATTCGTGGTTTGATAATGATTGTAGTGATTCTTCTAGTGTCATAAATTATTCTTCCAACTCAGGTCTTCCTGCTTTGTTAAATTGATGGTTTCCTATCATGAATGTTCCTTTATCTTGAGAAGCATCGTATTTAGCATCTCTTCTTCTGAAGCCTGTACCATCGAAAGTATCCATTGGTAAATTACGATCCAAGATATATGTCATTGCCCTATGGGTATCTGAAGCTAAATGAATAGCTTCTTGGGCTTTTTGGAAATCTTCTTTAGTTGGAGGGTTTTTTTGATCTTTGAATCTTTTATTCTTTGAGTCATATACTTGATACTGATCCTTATGAAACAAGATATCACTAATAGTTGGTTTACTGTTAACACTATTAGGCATATATGTAGATGGCAAAACCTCGCCTGAGTTTATGAGTTCATGTCTGTTGAGTATGCTTTTAGCAACTGCAAACATTCCATCCATACCTTCTCCTCTAGCTTCTAAGGCAACTGCCTTAGTTAAGTTAGCCATGTCAATTTGATTCTGCATTTCAGCAGATCGCTTAGTGCTATACTGTTCTGGAGTCATACTAAATGTTTTGAGTGTCAACACTACCCATAGCAGCAGGCTCTGTACCAATACGACCGATTTGTGCATTCTGTTGTTGTTGCATCATAAAGGTATATTGTCCAACATATTTTTCCATCCTAGCGGCAAATGCTTCATCTGACTGTAGTCTAGCTTGAATATCTGGCTGAGAACCATATTGTTGGATTACTTGCATTGCAACCTGAGCGCCATTTGGTCTAGCAGGCATTTCAATACCGGCAAAAATCTTAGATAGATCGTCAGTAACTTGTTTGACTACTTGTTCTTGTGCGGCTTCTACTGGTTGTAGAATCTGATCGGCTAACACAGGATCAACTGCATTTGCTATAACTGTTAACAAACTATCAACATTTATTCGACCATTACGATCCATAGCAGTAAGTGCTTGAATTTGTGCAAGTTTCTTCTCTTGAGTTTCAGGGTCTGTGTTTAATACATCGTAAGATATAGTAACATCAAAGTCTTCGTTTGGATCACCTTTGCCAAATGTTTGTGGATCAGGAGAACCAGTTACTCTAAAGAATACACTATCAGGGCCAAATCTTTGGAAACACTTGTAAGCTAGTTTTAATACATCTGCTGAGTGCTTTAGGAATTTGTTAACCAAGAACTGTAGCTTCAATTGGCTGATTGGAGTATTATCTAATCCCATCAATCTATCAGCTTGTTCCTGAAGAGTTCTTTCAATCTCTATTGATCCTGTAGGTGGTGGAGGTGTTGGAGCAAAGTCCAAGTCTCCTTTTCTTCGGTAAGGTATATATCTACCAGGGCCAAAGTCTGTTGGTGCTTGTCCGACAGGGTGAATGATTGGCGGCAATGTTGCCAAAGAGTTTCTATCAATTCGTGAATCTCTTTCTACCTTTACTTGGTTTTGAATACCACGAAGCAGATCAGGAGCAGTCATAGTGTCATACAATCTTTTAGAATCCTCTGACAGTTTTGTGACCACGATAGGATAATCTTCATATCCATTGAGTAATTCGTGAATTGCGAAAGCAGGAGCATCTTCGTTCCCACTAAATTGTTTATGGAACACAGTATAGTAGATTCCTTCTGAACCATCCTCTGGGTCAATCAATCGCTGATATCCATAAATTAATTCAATTAACTCCTCTGCTTCGTAGCCATAATCTTGTATAAGATTTGATCGTCTACCCTCTTGTTGCTTTTCTATATCTAATACATCAACACCACGATAGTTCTGAATCATTTCGGCTACAAAGTCTGCATCCCACCCATCTGTGGTTACTTTTAATTCTAACTCCTGTGGAGTATAGAAGTTTCTCCAGAAACAATAAGGTGCTTTCTGTGGATCAGTAACATATGGTGGTAAGAAAAAGTCAAAGTCAGGTGCTAATGTTTTTACCTCAGGAGCATTTACTTGTCTTCGGACTATTGGAAGTTTTGTAGAACCTTTCTTCCTTAGTTCCTTTAAGGCTTTTAACCCTCTCTTTTCGGTTACTCCTTCAAAGGTTTGTTGTAGTAATGCAACCAATGCCTGGTCATTACTTGGATCATCAACAGCTTGAGCTACCTCTGGTGACATTTGAGCAATCTGTGCAATATCTAACTCTTGTAGAAATTTACGATCCTCTCTCTGCCAACCAACATGAGTAATTAAGATACCTCGCTCTAACAAATAGTTACACCCTAGCTCCATTTCTTTCTCAAAGCGATTGATGTAACCAGAGCTAACCATCCACTTCATGAAACTACCTACGATTTTTGATCTAGCTATATCGTTTACTTCAACAGGAAATGCTGAAACATTGGCTCTGCTCAATGAAGACATAAGCATTGCAACAAGTCTTGATATCCTTTCATCGATAACATGAGACTCAATGTCTGAAGCACCTTCCCATGGAAAGGCATCAGCCCCATGTTTGCGAAGGTCACGACTTTTCCCTGCCCAATAGTTTCTTCGTTGATCGTAGGAGTCCCTACATAAATCAAAATATGGTTCTAGTTCATTTACTGTTTGCTCGTAAGCATGGCGCAAATGGTTTACATTAGGTTCTCCTGTCACATAAGTAAGTGACTCCGAAATATCTGTGTCTTGCATATCGTCTTATTTTAACATAATGATCAAACTATCTTCGGAAGAACCATAATATATTGGTCCTCTTCTCTTTCTTCTAGATTAACCATTTGATGTCTTCTTACTTTTCCAATGAATCTTCTGGGTATTTCTACCTTAATGCATCCATTCTTTTCTTTAACATGAACGAATGAAAATCTAGGGTTTGGTGCTATGTTTCGTACCTTACCCCTGTACATTCTTGGTTTCACTTCTTTGATCGGAATATTGTCATCTAATATTTCCTGACCAACTTCATTTATCCAAGTATTCTTTCCTTTTCCGGAAATACTTTCCTCGGTCAATTTGTTAAATGCAATGTCTTGCAATTCTTCAAATGAAATATCGTAGTCTTTGGCTATATCTGTTAATCTTCTTTTTGCCATTAGTAACCTCCTGTATGGTTATATTGGGTTAATAGTTGCCGCTTGTTTACATGGTCAGGGCCTTCACCACCATTACTCATTCTTAAATATCTTATTACATCAAAAAAATCCTTTAGAGCTTCGTCTGCTTTCCCATTACTTCCATAGTTTATGAGTGATTCGATTAGGTTGCCGCATGATCTGTGTATATAGCATAGTGGTCTATTGACTTCGTCTACTGGTAGATTAGGATTATAATTAAACCATTCGTCTAATGCATTGATCCCTATTTCCTCCATTCTACCATCACTTGCAAGGAAGTTCATGTTATGATCATCAAATGCTCTGAATAAATCATCATTGTTCTCATTCTCTTTTGCAAAGAATCTAGAGTCACCGATTCTCTCAAATACATCTACACCTAAGTCATCTTCTATCTCTCTGAACATTTCGGCATATCCTGCTACATTTAAACCAAGCTTCTTAGCGGCAGGGCCATATCTCCATTTCGGATCACCAAACAATGCCCACTCTCCATATATATCTCTTTCAGGAAACTCCTTACGAATGTATATCTCGCCTTGTTCATTTACCCCTGCCCATATTGCTGTATAGTTTCTAGCACCGGCTGGATCAACTACCTGATAACAAGTAAACTCATTCTTATCACTAATATCCGGAAAGGACATATTGTACTTGTTCTTGGTTTCATCTAAAACATTTACCTCTGTATTAAACAAAGGTAATAGTGTTGTCATTGACTTGACTGGCACACCATATGCTCTAACAAGTATCTCTTCCTCTGGAGCTTTCTTCAAGTCCTTTGCTATTCTTTCATATCCACCGAAAGGATTTTCATCAGAATGAAGATAAACTATAGAGGCATCTCTCTCTTTACTATATTGTTTTACAGGTAATGGCTTATTCGATAACAGTTCAGCTTCTCGTGTTTCTAGGGTTTCTGCTCCTTTTAGGTATTCTGATATAAATGGTGTATAACCATCAATCGGAGTAAACCCTATCAGTAGCTTAGAGTTTCTAGTCGCTAGTCGGAATCTAAGAGTGTTTACCAAAGAGGCATCGCCAAGATACTCATCAAGCCATGCTCCTATGTTTTGCCCTTTGGGGTGCTTGAACCCAAATTCAAAACCCTCCAAGATAGTCTGATTGTTTGAGAACTGTGTATAAGTCTTGAAATCAACCCTAGTCCTGGTATCCGGAAAGATAAAAGAACTTCCTGTAAATCCATTCTGCATAGAGAAATTGATATACCCCTCTATACTTTTAGTCTTTTTCTTAAACTCCTTGGGCATCATCTCCCATACTGCCGCCTGCTGAACCTTTACAGAGGTGTCAGCATTCTGTGAGAAGCATACAATGTGGCCATCATAACTATCCATGACTGCCTTCATTACTAACTTCGCACACCCTGTAGTCTTACCTGATCTATTACCACCTAGTGTTAAACACTCATCATACTCATCTAACCCATCTCTGATTCTGTTCCAACCATCTAAATCAAATCCATATCGGATAGGGTCTTCTACAGATGCTTCAATTCTGCCTTCATGGGCCTTGTGGAGTTCTGTTAAAAGTCTAGGGTCTTTCTCACCAAGAAGAACTATCTCCTCATCAGTAGGTGGTTTAAGCAAAGGGTGATTTGTAAATTTAATCTCCATCTTCTTCTGGTTCTATTTCTTCCTCCCAAATAATATCTAGAACATCGCCTTCCATATCCTCTTTTGTTTCCTTTAATAACATTCTGCCTACCCTGTGATTAGGATAATCATAGAATAAGTCACCATCATCATCCATTACTATGAACATATAGTTGCCAAAGTGTTCGCCTAGATTGCCACGAACCCTATCAAATAATTCATCGTAATCGCTGTTAATCGCCATCTATGTCTATTACCTCACCTTTGATTTTCTTTAGTCTCTCCTTAGCTAACTTAATTGTCTCATCATAGTCATCCTGGGTATATACCTTACGATCCTCAGTAATGTTAGTAGCCTCACCTCTAGCAGTAAGTGCCTCTCTGATTGAGTTAGCCTTAGCTATACTCAACTCCTTCAAATCCCTAAATGTCACCTCCAGCTCTCCATTCTCCATCCTTACTCTGACTGCATCCACCAAGTCTTCCTCAAGACTACTTAGATTCATATAGTTCTTTGCCGCTATAGCTCCTGACATATCCTTGAACTTACCAAAGTAATCAGCATAGTCTACCAATACATTTACCACACTATTCCTATCAAAGCCATACTTCCTTATTAGCCTAGTCTGGCTATTGCCCACAGAATACAGATATAGTATCTCGGCTACCTTCTCCGGATTATACCGACTGATGCTCTTCTTCTGCATCGCACCCTTCTTAGAAGCTACTTCTTGAATAGCTTGAGTAATCTCCTTCATGAGTTCCTCTTTTTCCATATTGAAGATATTGGAGTTAATTTACTTGACAGTCAATGTTATAATCAATAAATCTTAATTGGGTGTACATAATGATGTCTCTTGATCATCATATGGGGTAGTTCATTAGCTACACTTCCCCCAAGGAAGGGTGTACTTAAGTATACAGATAAGTAGATAAGAGAAGCCCTTAATGATTTCATCATGGCCCTTACCAAGCCCTTCATAAGCCCTTACTAAGCCCTATGAATGAGCAATTTTTTTAAAGGTCACCTAATGATATATATACATACAGCTTCGCAGGATTTCTGACTGCCCCCTCCCATCAGTAATTCTAGCATAAGTCGCTGAACCACAACAACTTAGCTTCCAACTAGACATAATACATATTGTGCGATGACTATTATCTAAG